TTCTTCTGCTCGATGCTCATATCCCGCGGCGCGGTGTACTCGCGGGAGACGGTGCGGTTTCAGTCGCACGACTCCTGCGGGTGTATCCCGGAGCCGCTGTATCGGCGCGAGCCGGAGCCGCCCGAGGTGCGGGAGCTGTACGAGCAGTGGCGCCGGGCCACGCAGGGGACGTCAGGCGCCGCGTCGATTCGCGCATGGCGCGACTACTGGGACAACCGACAGACGACGGGAGAGTGACGATGCCGGCGATTCCGGTGCACCACACGCCCACGGTGGACCGGCCATGGGACGGCACGGAGGCGATGGCCGAGGCGCCGAACAGCGCGGCTGTGCTGCGCTACATGAGCGCGTGGGTGTCCGCCGACGGCGACCCGGACCTGAAGGGGTCCTACGCGCTGCCGCACCACGAGCCGCGCATCGGGGCCCCGGCGAATCTCAACGCCGTGAGGAACGCCCTGGCGCGCCTCACGCAGTCCCGGATCCCGCAGAGCGACTACGAGGGCGTGCGCCGCCACCTCGAAGCCCACCTCGAAGACGCCGACGAGGACGACTGAGACGTCCCCATCCGACACGGGTGGGGTGCGCGGACGGCCCGCGCTGAAGTGGCCGGTGACGTGGACGACCAGCGCTGAGTGGTCGGAATGGAAGGACCGCACAATGAGTACCCCTGTTGAGACGCCGGAAGGGCAGCCCGAGAGCACGCCGTCGGCGGACCCGCAGGCCCCTGAGCCCCAGGGCCAGGAGGCTGGGCGGACGTTTACCCAGGACGAGGTGGATCGCCTCATCGCGAATCGCCTGGCTCGCCAGAAGGCGCAGTTCGGCGACTACGACGAGCTGCGGAAGGCAGCTGCTCGGCTGAAGGAGATCGAAGACTCGCAGAAGTCCGAGCAGCAGCGCCTTGCCGAGCAGGTCGAGGAAGCCGCCAAGGCGCGGACGGCCGCTGAGGAGCGTGCCAAGACGCTGGAGACGCAACTGCTGCGGCAGAAGGTCGCCATCGCCAAGGGCCTCACGCCCGCTCAAGCGGCGCGACTCCAGGGCGCGACCGAGGAGGAGATCGAGGCGGACGCCGACGACCTCCTCGCTGCGTTCGCCCCTACCACCCCGCAGACCCCGGCACGCACGCCAGTAGCGCAGCTCCAGCCCGGCGCGATCCCGCCGGGAAACGCGGTGCCTCCCGACATGTCCGAGTGGATGCGCCAGAGGACACCGCGCACGAACTGACCGAGCCGGGCGGTGCCCGGCCTTCACCTGAACCCCGCCATTGTCGGGGTTTTCGCATGAAAGGACGGGCGCAATGCCCCTCAATTCGGATCCGGATCTACTCCCGATCGAGTGGTCCAACGAAGTCATCAAGCAGATGACCGAGACCTCCGCCGTCATGGCGCTGTCGCAGACCCGGCGTATGTCCACCCGACAGCAGCGGCTCCCGGCGACCGCCGTCCTGGCCGACGCCTACTGGGTCGGCAACTCCGGCAACGACTTCACCAATCTCAAGCAGGAGGCCATGGCGCAGTGGCAGGGCGTCAACCTCATCGTCGAGGAGCTCGCCGCCCTCGTGGCGATCCCTCACGCCTACATGGACGACAACGCGTTCCCCGTGTGGGAGGAGGTGCGCCCGCAGGTCGTGGAGGCCATGGGCCGCCGCCTGGACGCCGCCGCGCTCTTCGGGGTCGGCGCACCCTCCACGTGGCAGACAGCGATCCTGCCGAGCGTCGTCGCCGCCGGCCAGACCGTCGCTGAGGGCACAACCGCGGACATCGCCGCCGACGTCGCGTTGTCCGCGCAGATCCTGAAGGGCCGCGGGTTCACCACCACTGGCTGGGCGGCAGATCCTGGGTTCCAGTGGCGACTGACGGGGCTGCGCTCGACGGACGGCAACCCGATCTACCAGCAGGATCTGGCTGGCCCGATCCGCACAGGCTTGTACGGGCGCCCCCTGCTGGAGGTGGCCAATGGCGCGTGGGACCCGGCGGAGGCGCTGGTGATCCACGGCGACTGGTCCAAGAGCATCGTGGGCATTCGGCAGGACATCACGTTCACGCGGCACGAGTCCGGCGTGATCGGCGACTCCTCCGGAAACATCGTGTTCAACGCGATGCAGCAGGACTCGACGATCTGGCGCGCGGTATTCCGCGTGGCGTGGGCGCGCGCGAACCCCGCGACCCGCTTGGCGCCGCAGCCGGACCAGTCCGGCAACGAGTCCCCGGGCAGTGCCGAAGCGCCCGCGAAGTTCCCGTGGGCCGCGGTCGTCCCAGCCACGTCCTGACTGATGGTGGGGCTCGTCTCAGACGAGCCCCACCAGCGAGAGAGGAGAGAGGATGGCTGCCACCAAGAAGACGACGCCGCGGCGATCAGCGAAGCGGACAGCGGCTCGTCGACGTGCGGCACCTGCCCCTGACTCACCGCGGTTCGCCGTGGTCGGTACGGGCCGCTGCGGCACTGGCTACGTGGCCACTGTGCTGCGGGCCTCCGGTGTCCCCTGCGGGCACGAGGGCTGGTGGCGGCCGGAGGGCACGGGCGAGCGCACGCCGGGTCTGGACGGTGACGCGTCGTGGCTGGCGCTGCCGGACATCGAGACCGGGGCGTGGCGCGGCCCGGTGGCGCACATCGTGCGGCACCCCGTGGCCACCGTCCGCAGCCTGTTGGGCACGCGCCTGTTCCACCCCGACAGCGAGGCCCCGGCGTACCGGGCGTTCGCGCTGCGGGCCCTCCCGGAGGTGGAGGGCCTCGACCCGCTGACGGCGGCCGTGGAGTGGTGGGTGCGGTGGAACGAGCGATGCGCCCGCCACGCAACGGTGGCGCTGCGAGTCGAAGATCTGCGGCACGACTGGGCACTCGCCGAGCTGGGCGATGCTCTGGGCGTCGCCGTGGATGTAGAACGGGCGCACGCGGTTCCAAACACCATCAACAGCCGCCCGCGTAGCCGGGTCGATGAGGCGCTGGTGTGGGAGCTGCTGGCAGGCCGGGGCGAGCAGTTCGGGTATCGCCCATGAGGGTGGTCGCGCTCGTCCACTTCGCGGTTCCGTTCCGCATGGCCGGATCGGAGACCATGCTGCACACCCTGCTGAAGGCGCTCGACGGCGCCGGGCACGATGTGACGGTGGTGACCACCCACACCCCGCAGGCGCCGAGCCAGTGGCGGTGGGACGGCATCCAGGGCCGCTCGTGCCGGGCCCCCGTCGCCGCCGCAGCGACGGTGCGGAGCCTGCGCCCGGACGTGGTGATCACGCAGCACCACAACACCGCGCTGGCGCTGGACGTCGCCAAGGCCATCCGCGCGAAGTCCGTGTTCCTGATGCACAACGACTTCGACCTGAACCGCAGCCTCTTGGCCAAGCGGCCCGACCTCGTCGTCTTCAACACCGAGTGGATCAGGGGGCGGTACGGCGCGCAGGTGGACCGCTCGGTGGTGGTGCACCCGCCGGTGCGACCTGAGGACCACGCCACAACGCCGGGCGACCTGGTGACGCTGGTCAACCTCAACGCCGACAAGGGCGCCCCTGTCGTCTACGAGCTGGCCCGCAGGATGCCCGACGTCCAATTCCTCGGCGTCACGGGCGCGCACGGCAAACAGATCAAGATCTCGCGGCCGAACGTCGTCCTCCAGCCGCAGACCACGGACATGCGGCGCGACGTGTGGTCCCGCACCCGCGTCCTGCTGATGCCGAGCATCTACGAGTCCTACGGCATGGCCGGTGTGGAGGCGATGGCCTCCGGGATTCCGGTCGTCGCCACCCCCACGCCGGGGCTGCGCGAAAGCCTGGGCGACGCCGGAGTGTTCGTGCCGCGCGCGGACGTGGACGGCTGGGAACGGGCGCTGCGCCGCCTCCTCGACGACCCCTTCGCGTGGCGCGAGGCATCCGAGCGGGCGCTGAAACGCTCAGCTGAACTCGACCCCGCGCCAGAGCTGGCCGCGTGGGTGCGGGCGGTGGAGGAGGTAGCCGGGCATGGACCCTCTCGCGACGGTTGAGGATCTGGAGGCGCGGCTGGGGCGCCCGCTGCTGCCGGAGGAAGTGGCCCGCGTGCAGGCGCTGCTGGTCGACGCCTCCGCGCTGGTGCGGGCGTGGACGAGGCAGGAGTTCACCCGCACCATCGGCGACGAGGCAGTCCTGCGCCCCGTCGGCACGGTCGTGCGGCTCCCGCAGCGTCCCGTCCTGGCTGTGAGCGGGGTGGTCGCGATCGGCGGCTCCGAGGCGATCCCCGACATCGCGCTGCCCGCAGGGTCATGGACGTGGGACGGCTTGGACACGGTAGACGTCTGGCCCCCGTCGACCGACTGGCTGCTATCGCTGCCGGAGACGTGGGCCGACGGGTGGCCCGGGCCGGACACGTACCGCGTCACCTACGACCACGGGTACGCCGAGGTGCCCCCGGACGTCGTCGCCGTGGTGTGCGCGATGGTGCTGCGGACCCTGCTCGCCCCGTCGCTGTCGGCCGGCATGGTGTCGGAGCGAATCGGCCAGTACACCTACCAGTTGCAGCAGGGGGCGGGATCCAGCGGGGCGACGGTGACGATGACGCAGCCCGACCGGGACGCGCTGGCACGCTACCGCCGCACGGCGATGACGATCCAGACGAGGGCAGCATGAGCATGGCGGTGCCAACCATCCTGTTGCCGCACACGGTTACCCTCGTGCGGCCCGAGATCACGACGGACGACTACGGCTCCGACCAATACGACTACGGGGACGCCGCCACCCGCACGGTGATCACGGCGTGGCTCCAACAGGACCGGCGGCAGATCGCCACCGGCACGGCCTCCGAGGGGCGCCAGACGCAGGACCAGCGATGGCTCATGGTCACCAACCACGCCGACGTGCGGGCACTGGACCGCGTCGAGTGGACATCGCCAACGGGCCTGACGGGCCTGACGACGTTCGAGACGGACGGTCCCCCGGAGCCCGCTTTCACCCCGCGCGGATTCCACCACTTCGAGGTGGGGCTGCGCATCATCGCCGGCTAGGAGGCTCCGTGGCTGACCTCGTCCGCTTCCGGCTGCTGTCCGACGGCGCCCGTGCGGTCCTCCGCTCTGACAGTGTCCGCGCCGACCTGGAGCGCCGAGCGATCCGCGTAGCGCAGGCCGCCCGCGGCCGAGCGCCCGGCGTGTTCAGCCGGGCCTCCGGCGGCATTGTCGCCGACTCCTACACCGGGTCGGGCCGCGCCGGGGCCACCGTGATCGGCGTCCCGATCGATTACGAGCAGGAAAACCGCACCCTCGGCGGCGCGATCGACGCCGCGAGGG